GATACCAGCGGGGATAGTGGCCGACGACCAACTGCCGCTGATGTTCTTGCCGGTGATCGAGGTGAAGGTGGTCGGAGCAATCGTGGTGACCGCAACGAATGGGCCAGTGGTCAACGTGGTAACGAGGACGAGCTTGAACCCGCCGTTACCCATCGAATACTCAGTGGCCAGATTTGAATTTGCGCTCATATATCCCAGATCTTGCGAATTTGATTCTTGCTGAAAGTGCTTTCAAAGCGGGAGCCCTGCCGGTCTTCCATCCGGCTGAATCCCTTCTTCACATGGTCCTTGAGTTCGGCCTCGCGGGCAAAACCGGTGACCCCGAAGCGGGCCACCGGCTGTCTGCTCCAACGCTTGCCATCAAGGACAATGGAATCAGTACCCATCGGAGCGATATGCTCGATGGACTTGCCATTGCTCTCGAAGGTGTAGATCGGCATATCAGGATTCCATCTCGCTGTCGTACTCGGCGACCATGTCGCGCATACCCTTTTCGTCCATAGGGCCTTCCATCTCCATACCCTTATCCTTCTTGGACTCGTACTCGGCGGGCATACCGTTCACACTGCGGATCTCGACATAAGCCTCGCCGTTTTCGAGCTTCTTGAGAACACCGCGAACTTCCTCTAGGACAACTTCATCACCAACTTCGGGCATGGCTTGTTGGCCATCCTCCATGTCGGTGGAAAGAGCCTCGACCGGAATAGAAATCATGGGCGCATTGTTGTCAGCCTCATCACATCCGCAAGCGGAATGAGAAGGGGCACCACCGATTGCTCGATGATGCCCCTTTGGGCTGACGGCAATCACCATGATGGTGGCCGTCTTGGATCGCATATTACAGCGTGGAAGCGGTCTTAGTACGATGCACCAAGTACCAGGTCGGGTTACCGGTTGAACCGGTGTTACCAGCGGCCAGACGGAGCGTAGCGAAGTACAGCTTCACACCAACGGTGACGAGCTGGTTCAACGGATCGCTCTTGTCGGGGGTATCAGTGATCACGATCTTCGGAGACAACGGATCATCACCGGTCAGGGCGGGGATACCGAACGCCTCGTTACCAAAGAAGAACGAAGCGATGATGTCAGAGGTGTCGGTCAAACCACCAAGGCCAGTGTTGTTAAAAACGAACTGCTGGCCAGCGGTCGTGATGTTGCCTTGGCTGATGAACGAGTTGGTCTGAGTGACCACGCGGCAACCGTAGATGGAACCCACCTCGCCCTTGTAGAACGGCACACCCTTGTTGCCGTAGTTGGAGGCGTTCAACCAGTCGCTATCGCGCATCAAGTCACGGGCAACGCGGGGATCGGTCGCCAGGACGTAGCCACCGTTGATCATCGGAGCGCGGTTGCGCTTCAGGCGGGTCATGGAATCGAGGACGCCCTCGGCCTTCATCGTGGTGTTGGCCGCGGTATTGTCATCGCTAAGAGCGGTGTAGGTCTGGTTGCCGGCTCCCAGCGTGGCGGGGTTACCGTACACGTTGATACCGCCAGCAGCAGCATTATCGTTACAACGATCAGCGTTTTCGAAGGGACCTGGAGAACCAACAGAACCAGCTTCAGGACCAGTACCCATCGCGGAACCGCTCACCGTGAGGTTGGAACCGATCAGGGTGTTACGAATAATCGTATCAACCCAGAGGGCCATGTCCAGACCGCTGGTCTTGGTGGCCTGCTGCAAGCTGTTGAACAGGTCGGTGGCGCGGAGGATGTCAGTCAAACCGATCACCTGACCATACTGGGATAGGGTCTTGTCGAGCTTGTTCAGCGCGAGAGCGCGGTAGTTGGCCGAGGCGATGGCGGTGCCTTCTCCCAAAGACTGAACACTGCCGATGCTCGGCGAACCGAAACGGAACATCGAGATCGCCTTGTTACCATTGTTCTTGGGGATCGGGGCCTTCATCGAGAACTGATCAAGAATCGTCTCCTGCTGGACGATCGAGAGCAGCTCCTTGCTGAAGTAGTTCTGGAACTGGTTGGTTAGCGTAGTAGAGGTTGTAACTGGCATATTTGAGTTGTGGTTGTGCTATCAGTTGCCTTCCCGGTCGAACTCCCTCGACGCTCGCATGAGCGCATCCCTTTGCTCCTTCATGGATAGCCGGGAGAAATCCTTCTCCTCGGTCTTGAGTTGTCCTGCCGGAACGCTTTTCCCAATAGCGGTCTTCTGCTGGAGCTTACTGAGCTGTTCTTTCAGAGCCTTATTCTCGGACTCAAGCGACTGAGATCGACCCGCAGTATCTTGGAGCTTCATCAGTTCAACCGCATGGACAAGTCCATCGGGCATCGCAGTGAGGAACGGAACCCGCTGCAACAATTCAACCGTGCGCTTGTATTCAGGACTGGACTGATCCTTGAGCCAGACTTCCTTCTCAGAGAGTCGGCCATAGTTCTCAGCCCATGACTTGTTGAAACGCTCCTGCTGAACCTGCTGCTGCTTGGCACCCGCCGCTTTACGGACTCCATCAGCCTTGGCTCGCGCTGCCTTGGCCAACTGGGTATCACCATCCGCATCGAACTCCTTGGCCGCAGCCTCGTAGTCCTCCGCAGTGTATCCCTTGTCGTCCCGGAACGAGTTAGACTCGGCAGCACTGGATTGCTCCCGCTGCTTGCTCCACTCCTCCCGCTCACGCTTCACCGCCTCGCGCTCGGCCTTGATAGCCTCCTTCTCGGCGTTGATCTGCTCCCAAGACTTAGCCTTACGCTGTTGCTCCTGGGCGAACTTGCTCTTCTGATCCTTCGGCTTCTCCTCCTTCTGCTTGGCCTTGGATTCCGACTCTGATTTCGCGCTGACCTCCTGCTCGCCACCATCGCTCTCTTTGCTGGCGGTCACCTCATTTGAGGATTCCTGCTCAACCGAAGCAGACTCGTTATTATTTTGAGCCTGCTCCGCTGGCTGGCTGTCGATATCGACACCGGCATCGTGATCTCTGGCCAATGCGAGCATCGCGTCGGCGCTCATGTTTTCATCTGACATATTGTGCTTATACTCGTTTGCTGGCCCGCACAGACGCAGCAACCGCAACTTTGATCCTATGTGTTCGTGGCAGAATCCGGATCATCTTCCTGCCCCGTAATTGATTCTCGGTCGGCCATCATCTCGATGACCTTCACAAGACTGGCCTGACCCATTGCAAATCCCGAGGAGTATTGCAAATGGTTTCGGTCTGTTATAGCAGAAGCGTTCTGCATCAGAACCGTGTTCAGGAGAGCGTCCTTGAACTTCTTCCCGGTATCGCTCTTGAAAAAGCTATTAAGCGCGGTGGCATCCTCCTTTGTCCACGGAAGCGGATCCACCCATCGCTGGTGCCGTGTGAATGTCCACGCGGCTCGGAGCTTGGAGAATGTGCTGATCATTTCGCAGCCTTCTTACGACCCGCCGCCTGTCGCCGCATGAACTCCGCGGCCCCGAGCTTCTTGCGCCCGATGTATGCCGCGAGAGCCCGCGGATCATCCGCGCCCTCCTTCTTGAGTTGCGTTGCCAGTTTGCTGAACTTCGATTGTTTCTTCATAAATTACCAAGCCTTACAGGACCAGTGCCTCGGGGTCGTCTTGTCCGTCGCCGTATCGCAATTATGCCGTGCGCGGAAGTTCTTCCGACGCTCCGGATCGTCCTTCTTGATCTCCATCTTCGGATCCCCGAAGCGAACCTTGATCACAGTCCCCTTGGGGTTGCGAACATAAACCGCCCGCTTCTTCGCCTCGCCCGGAGTGTAGAAAGGCTTGTTGAGCGTGACCTTCTTTCCCTGGTAGTCGGCCATATCAGGACTGGAATAGGGGTGATTCTTGGATGTCCTTCATGTTCTCGGGTTTGCGAACCTTCTGAACCCGGATTCTGGGCGCAACACCCTCCTCAAGCTGCTCCAAATTGGTAGCTACATAAGGAGTAGGAGCCGGAATCGCTGCTGGAACCGGCGGAGGCTGCACAACAATGGTAGTCATAGCGTGAAATTCACCGCACCAGTCAAATTCAAGCACAGTAGGCCAGCAAGTGGGTCTACTGGTGGGCGGAAACCTCCGACAAGTGCTGTCAGAGGCCCGATATCGGCAATCTTTGCAGGTCATTTGTGTTCTTAAACAGGGGCTTGCGCCATCTCAGGCTGCGGAACCGGAATCTGGGCCTGCTGCTGCGCCAGTAAACCACTTCCCTCCAAGAATTTCTGGATCTCCTTCCGCAGTTTCCGCGCCTCGTTCGTCGCCACCTGCTCGTAGAACTGCAACAGGCTGTCCAAACGCACCATGAACGCATTCTGGGCCGCCGGACTGAACTGCTGACCCTGCTGGATCGCCCCATTGAGGTACTGCATCAACACCCCAATACGGCCCGCGTAGTTCTGACCCGGTTTCGCCGGCACCGGGATACCCACCAAAAGCGTCGGGATCGTCTTCGTCTCGTCCTCCAGCTCGTCCTGCGCCTTCTGGCCAGGATCCCGGAGCAATCGCTTGATCAGACTTGGGTCATCCAGCTCCATGATGCTCTTGTCCAGCTCCACCTGATCCACCCAGGGACTGTTCATGAACAACTGCTTACGATTGATGGCCTGCTGCACCATCATCTGACGGCTCACCATGTCCATTCCACCCTTCGGCTCCAGCTCGTACTGGTCGTGCAGCGCGACAGGGTCCGCCTCCAGCGAATCCTCCGCGAACCGGTACCGCAGACTCTTGCTATCGTACTGCACATACAGGCTCCACGCCTGCCGGTACAGCTTGCCAAGAGCCATACGGAACAACCGCGCCCGCAGATCACCGCTCTGCATGGCCTGCGCGTTGATGCTCTGGATCTCAGTCGCCGTGCGCCGGTCGCTGCCCCCGCTCATCACACTCCCCATCGCATAATCCGGGCTACCGATCCGGTTCTCCGCGACCGCTCGCGTCTGGTTCAGCTCCTGATCGAAGCTCACCGGCGGCTGCGGCATCTGAACCGGGGCCACCCCATATGGCAGAATCTGTCCCGGCTGGAACCGCAGGTTGATGGAGTTGGGCAACTCCCGCTCCGCTCGGAACAGCGGGCGGTTGTACAGGGTCATCGCATCATGCTTGTGATTCCACATCGAGGTCATGCTCAACTCGAACGGAGCCAGGATCTCGCACACGCCTCGCGGGCTGAACCAACCCTTGTCCTTGATCTCATACGGGAAGTCCACGAACGGACATTGGCCATGATCATAGGGCAGTTCCATCGGGTCCCGCAGGTCCAGATCCACCGCCGCAGGGCTATAGAGATAAACCTCCCACACCCCGTCATCCCGCTTCCGGTACACCTCCCACACGATCACGCCATCGGTGTTCGTCGTGTAGGTAATACCCTCACGCAACTGCTTGGCATCATTCTCGGACGCCGCTCCCGGAATGTTATCGTCCTCCTGCGGGTTACCCCGGATCTTCTCGATCGTCTTGTTATCCGCCTTCCACCCGAACTGGCCGGCCATCCGCTTGTACGCATTGACGCTCATCGGCATCACATGCACCAGCCAGTCCGCATCCTGCAAATCGGTGGTATACGCCGGCACCACGATATACATCGGGTCCACCGCCTCGAATCCCACCCGCTTATCACCCGGATTCCAGAAGCACTTCATCACCCCGCGCCCGCTCATCAGGGTGTAATCGACCCAGGAGAGTACCTCGTCCACGAAGTTGGTCTTGTCCCGGATCTTGTAATTGAACCAGTCCTCAGCCACCCGCGTGTACGCATTCAACTGCTGGCGCATCGGAACAAAGCTGGCCACTACATCCATGCCCAGAGCCTGCTGGAGGAATAGCGGCTTGAGCTTCTCGATCGCCGTATCGATGAGCGGCCAATGCAGATCCGCGGCCTTGGGCCAGGGCTTATTGGTCCGGCGCAAACCGTGATGGCGCAACTCATACCACCTCGTCTGCCGCAGCTCCCACGGACTACGTTGGCCAACAGCCTCTACTATCTGGCCCTGTAACGAGTTCCGCTGTTTGTCGTTCATCATAAAAATCCTCCCCCTTTCCTATCCCCCAACCTCACAACCAGCAAGCGCAGACCCTTTACCATCCCCCTCAATCGCCCCCATCTCATCCTCCATCCGCTCCAAAAGGCTCCTCCCATCCTCGCCAAGAGCCTTCATGTAATCGTCCATCCGCTTCCCACCGGCTCCGCAGAAGGCCAGTACCACCGCATCCGCCCTATCCGGACTATTCACCCCGCGGGCTCGCAGCTCATCCTTACCTTCGAGCGTCAGCTTCCCCTTCCCATTCGTCCGCACCTTCCGACTCACGAACTGCTGGAGCAGCACCTCGTCCGTACCCACCGGACCCAGGTTCACTCGTCCCTCCTCCACCATCCGCCCGAACTCGATCCACATCTCCGCGGCCTTGTTCACGAACTGATCATCCCGTATCGCCCGCTCCCCGAAGTTCACCCGCCGCACGTCCCACCCCTCCGCCCTCAGCGCATCGCACATCACCACACCCATGCCACCCACATCCGCGTAGATGTCCTCAGCCTTGAGCTTCCACTTCCGGAACTCGCTGATGAACCGCCCAACGCTGGCCATCGTGTCCTTGTCCCGCCAGCGGATCAGACCCTTCACCGTGTTCCCCTGCCTCACCACCATCACGCTC